TTGGATGAGATTTCCTAATAATTTTCCAGCAGCAGATAGTCGAAAGTGGCAACTAGCTAGAAATGAAAATCTAACTGCTGATGGATCTTTATACTCAGATTTTAGTTTTATCCATCAATACTTATCTGATAAACTAGGTGTAGAAAAAAATTACGTATGTTTAACTAACGGAGCCGAAGAAGCTGTAAGAATATGCCTAAGTACTCCTGAGTATAAAAAAAGATTGTATTTCACTCCAACTTGGGGTTTAGTGTCTGTGCTAAATCATATATATGGAGATGAAATAATAGAGTTTTCTCACTATGCTAATTACCAAGAAATAGTGACTAATTCATCAGAGATGATAAAAGAGTTAAATAAAGGTAAAGCATTAGTTTATATTGCCAACCCTAACACTCCTACAGGATCTAGATATGATATTTATCAATTAATAAATATCATAAAAGAATATCAAACAAGTCATTTTATAATTGATGAGTCTTACTTTGAATTCAATGAATACAAAACTGTGATAAAGTATTTTGAGAACTTAGATAACTTAACTGTTATTCGTAATTTTAGTAAAGCACACGGTTTAGCCAATAAAAGGTTTGGTTGTTATATTACAAAAAATAAAACTATGATAGACCTAAGACCTGCTAACCCTTGTGCTGAAAATACAATAAAATATGTCATAGAGTCTTATACTAGAGTAGAAGATATGGTAAACTCTTTAAATGAAGGTAAAAAAATGCTTTCTAGTTATTTTAAACAACATACTAAAGTTCTGCGTACTTACACAAACTTTATTGTATTAGAGTACAAAGAAAAAATAGCCAAAAAACTAGAAAGAATTTCCTATTTTCATACTTTTACGGTAAATGGTGTTGAATACATTAAACTTACAGCATTACCTGATAATAAAGTAAAGGAGTTTATTGATGATCTTGAGAGATAATTATAATATTAAAGGATACCATCTTGAAAAAAGCTTATTATCTTTTCATGATTGTAAACATATCTTAAAACAAACTACTACACACAATGAAACTACAAAAGAGTTTCCTTATTCAGATTGTGATACTGTAAGAATATTTAATTTTGAATATGATCCTAGACTTATTCTAGAAGTAGCACACAAAATAACAGGCAAAAATTATGAATCTTGGATGCAGAAAGTAAATATAAGAAATAGATATGATGGTTCAGGAGAATACTACCACCAAGATTTTTGGTGGAGAAAAGACGAAGATCTTCCAAACGAAACCTATATGCAGTGTTTTGTAGCTCTTACCGATTTACAGTTTTGTCCTTTGATGCTTTTTGAGGGTAGTCACAATAAACTATTAGATCATGAAATGTTTTTAGATAAAACGGGCATTAGTAAATATAAAGTTAAAAATAGTGATTTAGATAAATTAACTAATCTTAAAACTGTACATATGCATCAGGGAGACGCGCTATTTTTTAACTATTTACTAGTTCATGGATCGTCATCAAACCCTTTTCAATATGATCAACCAAGAGCTGTATTTCAACTTAAAGAAGTCGGTAAATCTACAGATAAAAGTAATTTTGATACAAGAAAACAAAAAGAAATCGAAATCCTTCAAAAGTTTATCGATTACAAAAAAGAACAAAAGTCTAAGCCTTGGGGTTATACTAAGTGAACAACTTCAAAGACATTAGATATCCGTTTTTTGGCTTATATAGAAAACCTGAGAACATATCTTTTACTCTTAATAAAATTTTTATAAATAAAACCCTATCAAGCCACAAAGAAACAGTTGATGATAAAACTCTAAAAGGTGACTATTTTGCTAGACTTTCTCAACTAGAAAAAAGATTAGAGTTTGATTGCACTTGTAAAGATTTGCAACAATTAATATTTGAAAGACCTTTATGGGGAATGGATGCTGATGCTAAACCTTTTGATTTATCAGAAAGAAATTATCATGTATCTATAAAAAAAGAAGTAACTAAAACAAATGGGAATTTAGTATGGATAGATAAAATATCGTATCCATTTACAATACCCACCAGAGAAATAATAGAGTTTCCAAAAGATAAGATTTTTGCTTTAATGGTAAGTGTAAATAACGAATGGTTTATAAAAGAATTTACCTACAACAATAGTGATTTGAATATAAGAAAGAAAATACTATTATGAAACTATTAATATTTGGATTGCCTGGTAGTGGTAAAACTACTTTAGCTAAACCCTTTGCTGAACTTATTGGTGGTGTATGGATCAATGCTGATCAAATACGTGAGCACTATAACGATTGGGATTTTAGTAAGGCAGGTAGACTGAGACAAGCTAAAAGAATGAAGTATTTAGCTGATGGAGTAGTTTTAGCAGGTAAAATTGCAGTAGTAGATTTTGTATGTCCTACGCAACAGGCAAGAGACGAATTCAATCCTGACTATACTGTTTGGATGGACACTATTAGTGAGAGTTGTTTTGAAGATACTAATAAAATATTTGAAAAACCAACTTACGTAGACTATCATGTATCTCAGTGGTTTGACAATACGCATGAACAGCTTGTTCTAGTAGTACAAAACTATATGCTTCGTAAAGAAGGTAAACAAACTAAAATTTTAAATTTTGATAGAAAAAAGTAATGTTTGACTACACAAAACCTACAGTACAAATGTTAGGAAGATTTCAACCTTGGCATGACGGACATACTGCTCTTTTTAAAAAAGCGATTGAGAAAACAGGTCAAGTATTAATATTGATTAGGTCTATGCCAGAAGATGAAAATAATCCTTATACACCAGAAGAAGTAAGATTAATGATTGGTTCGGCTCTTTTTCAAAATGGTGGTTATTCTTGTTATAAAGATTTTATGATTCAGATAGTTCCTAATATAGTTGATATTACTTATGGTAGAGATGTAGGCTATACTATTACACAAGAACATTTAGATCCTGAGATTGAATCAATATCAGCAACAAAGATTAGAAATGAAAAACGCGCTAATTCCTTATCATAAACACGAAATAACCCAATACTATGAGTTTAAATTAGTGGAAGAAAATATTGAGTTTTTAGACAGAGAAACTGTAAAACAAAAACTTCCTGATATTCTTGGAAGAGCATTAGCTCGTAGTTGGATTGACGAACGATATAAAGAATTTTTAGAAAGAGACTTAAAAGGCACACTAAGATCTGGAGGAGTTATCCTACCAGAAGAATATGATTGTGTATTTGAAAAATCTGGAACTCAAAGGGCTAAAATTGTTGTATATGAACAACAACCTAATAGTAAATTTAAGCTTAGAGTATGTGGTTTTTCCTTGACTATGATGGCAACTAGATGAAAAAAGCACACGTAAAAAAGATATATTTAGCAGAAAAACTCTATATAAAGAAAGAAGATGTTTCGGACGAGGATCATTTACTCTCTTTATACACATATGATAATGGTGATGAGTGGTTATCTACTATAGAAGAAAATGAAGAGTATTATATTGTACCTTCTAATTCTTATCATAAACTTGAGTGGAATGAGATAGAAGATGATCGTAATTTTGTACAAATGGAAAACTCTCATGCTTTTGCTGGAGAACTTCGCTGGGAACAACAAGAGGTAGTAGATAAATTCTTCTCTCGTGGGCGTGCTAGATCAGGAATACTACAAGCTCCCTGTGGATGGGGTAAAACTTTTACTGGTTGTGAGATTATATCTAAAAACAATACCAAAACACTTGTTATGGTTCATACCAAACTCTTATTCAGACAATGGATCGAAGAACTTGAAAGACAACTTCCATCAGCAAAAATTGGTAAAATTGGGGATGGTTTGTATGATGTACAAGATATTACTGTAGGTATTTATAAATCTGTATACAATAGGCGTGATGAGTTAGAAGATGCTTTCTCAACTATATTAGTTGATGAAGCGCACTTATGTCCAGCAGAAATGTTTTCTACAGCTTTAAACTCTCTTAACGCTAAAATAAAAATAGGTATCTCTGCTACACCAAAACGTAAAGATGGAAAGCATGTATACTTAGCTGACTACTTCTCTCCGTTTATGGTATAAGCCCGTGACCCAAGACAATTACAAGATCCTGTAGTTCAAATTAAACGTACAGACTTTCGATTCCCAGTAATTGATCCTAAAAGAGATTGGTCGCGCCAGTTGAACAAACTTTGCAGCAACAAAGATTACCTGAAAGCTATCGCTAATTTTGCCAAAAGTCAGATAGTCATAGGTCGTTGTCCTCTTATCTTAGGCGAAAGAGTTCAAATGTTAAAAGATTTACAGGAGTTAATTCCTGACAGTGTTTGTTTAATAGGAGAATCAGATGAATCAACTAGAGAAGATGTTCTTAAAAATGTTGGAGGGAAGTACAAAGCGGTCTTATCCACCAAACTTTTCGACGAAGGAATATCATGTCACAGGCTTGATACTCTCTATCTTACTTGCCCTAGCAATAACCCCATTAAGCTTGAACAGCGTATCGGTAGAATTATACGGGAACACCCAGATAAGCAAGTCCCTATGATAGTAGATTGGTGGTTATCAGGAGGTATTGTTGCTAGACAACAAACTAAGCGTTTACAGTGGTATCAACAACGTGGATATTACATACTTTAACTGGTACGAATTGAACTCAAAGGCACGTAAAGATCAAGCTGCCATTCTTATCTTGGCATTTGCCCAAACTTCGTTGTATAATGCTAGGACAACTAAAGGATTAATGAAAGCATTAAATATAAATCATATTCCTATGTTTTTATTTAGTACTGGCCTACTGGAGCAGAAAAAAGATAGGCTTGTATGTAACTACTCAACAAAAGAACCAATGAGTTATTTAAAAAATCCTTGGTTTTTTACGCACAACGTAAGTACACAAATTAAACTTGAATACTTACAACTTCTTTCTATGAGAAGAATTAGCGAAGCTCAAGACTATATCGCTAAAAACTATATTAGAAAAGAATTACAAAGTCCTTATATTGAAATAAAAGGCAATAAAATATATTTTTTACCTGAGTCCTCGGTTTCGAGGAAATCCTACACTTAAGTTCTAACGAACAACAAAGGAGAAACAACTATGGTCGCATGGGATCAAGCCAAAGGAAAACAATCCTCTGGATCTAATCAACGCAGAGAAATTCAACGATTATCACTTGGTGTCGGAGACACTAAAGTACGATTAGTTGGAGATGTCATGCCACGTTACTGCTACTGGGTAGTAACAAAAGAAGGTAAGAAGATGCCTGTAGAATGTCTTCAGTTTAATCGTGAGACAGAATCATTTGATAATTCTGCTCAAGACCCTTTCAAAGAAATTGACGAAGCTATCTATTCTGATAAGCCTCAATTTTCTTACGTGTGTAACGTAATTGATCGTTCAGATGGTCAAATCAAACTTTTTGATCTTCGAGCTACTATCTATTCTCAAATCGTAGATTATGCCACTAACCCCGATTATGGTAATCCAGCGGATTCCGGAAATGGTTATGACATTACTATTAAAAAAGAAAAAACAGGTCCTCTTCCGCAAAATGTGAAGTATTCTATCATTCCTGCTAGAAACAACTCACCATTAAGTGATGAAGAAAAAGAGCTTGAACTCTTTGATTTGAGCAAGATCTATAAGCGTCAAACATATGATGAACAAAAAGAGTGGTTATTACAAAACACTTCCTATTTCGCTGGAGATGTATCCGACGAGTTCAAACCTGTAGAAGACGTGGATGATTTAGCCTAATGAAAAAATCTTTAGCAGATATGAAACCTGCTAATGGTACAGA